TGCGGTAGCAGCGAAACATGTTTTATGATTACCACGAGGAGTGACAATGGGTGGTAAAGGCAGTGGTGGTGCAAACCGTAAACCACTTGAACAAAAGCAGAGGATTGGCAACCCCGGTAGAAGGCCTTTGCCCAAAGCGGATGTGATTGCTTTCCCTGTTCAGCAGGCCCCTGAACCCCATCGACCTTTGGGAAAGGTGGGGACCGAGTTGTGGGAGCGAGTGTGGTTGGCTGCTGCAGCGTGGTTAAAACCAACCGCTGATGCGGAATCGGTGTTGTTGTTATGCGAGGCCTCGGATGAAAGAACATCGCTCAGGTATCGTGTTATGTCTGATCCTGAAGCGTGGCGTGAAAGAAAAGCACTGCGTGATTTGGAGAAGCAGATTCAGTCTGCGCTTGGCGAGTTGGGGTTGAACCCAGTCGACCGAGCAAGGTTAGGGGTTGCTGAGATTAAGGAGAACGAGTTTGCCAAACTCCACGCCAAGATTGCGCAAAGACGTAATCAGGCCCAAGCCTGAGTGGGAACCAAAGTTCTACACACCGGGGCTTTCTGAGGTTTCTGATGGGGATGACCTCATTGATTTTGCGGAGAACTATTGCACAGTAACTAAAGGTTTTCAGGCAGGGTTGCCTTTGATATTTACTGATTGGCAGAAGTGGTTGCTGCGTCGGATCTATGAACGAACTCCTGATGGCCGTTTACGTTACCGACGGGTTTATGTGGAGTTGCCACGTAAGAACGGCAAGAGCCTGTTGGGGTCCAGCATTGCTTTATATTCTTTGTTTGCAGGCGAGCCCGGTGCTGAGGTTTATTCAGCGGCAGGAGATCGACAGCAGGCACGGATTGTTTTTGGTGAAACAAAAGCACAGATTCTTGGCAACCCTTTATTGGCAGCCGAATGCAAAGTGTATAGAGATGCGATTGAGGTCCCTCTGTTTGGGTCGGTGTATCGGGTGCTTTCATCTGACGGCAAACTGGCTCAGGGTTTAAACCCGTCAACCGTGATATTTGACGAACTGCACGTTCAACCGAACTCTGAACTTTATGACGCTTTGACGCTTGGTTCAGGTAACAGAATTGAACCTTTGATGGTTGGTATCACGACACCGGGATTTGATCTTGAGTCTTTATGCGGTGGCCTGTACCAGTACGGGAAAAAGGTTGCTGCAGGAGAAGTTGCAGATCCTCATTTTGGTTTCTTTTCTTGGCAAGCCGAGGACGACTGTGATGTGTCAGATGAGGCCCAATGGTTCAGGGCTAACCCTAATCTTGCGGAAGGCCTGCTGGATATTGAAGACATGCGCTCGTCGGTGATGCAATCCTCAGAGACTTCTTTCCGTCGATTTAGGCTTTCCCAATGGGTCCGTTCGCAGGAATCGTGGCTCCCAGCAGGTTCTTGGGACCGATGCATCGGTCAACAGAAGTTGATAGATGGTCAGCCAACATGGGTGGGGGTTGACATGGCCTTAAAGCATGACTCCATTGCAATTGTTTCAGTTCAAAAACAAGATGGCCTCTTAGTAATGCAGTCGAAAATTTGGTTTCCCGATGGCGACAATGTAGATGTCATTGAGGTTGAAAACTATCTGCGTGGCCTGCATCAGCAATACGAACTTCAAGAGGTGGCCTTTGACCCTGCCTTTTTTCAGCGTTCAGCAGAGGTGTTGCAGGATGATGGATTGCCAATGGTGGAGTTTCCGCAATCCGCAAACCGTATGGTACCTGCTTGTGGGCAAGCCTACGAACTGATCGTTGGTGGCAAAGTGATTCATGATGGTTCCCCAACTTTCACGGATCAGGTTTTGTCTGCAGCGCAACGGATGACCGATAATGGATGGCGTTTATCCAAAGGCAAATCCCGTAGGAAGATCGACGCATCTATAGCAATGGTGATGGCGTTGGATCGTGCCACGACCCGTACCGCACCACAACTTGTCCCGCAATTCTTTAGTGTTTAGGAGAGATGATGAAGAAGATTAAAATTGAAGATGCGTGTGAGGCATCGGGTTTGCTGTGTCTTGCTGTGGGCTGTTTCCTGTGGGCTGTACCTATAGGCTTCATTGTCACAGGGATTTCTTTGGTATCTTGGGGAGTCGCAGCAGGTCGCAAGAGGTAATTGATGCTTGATCGTTTATTCCCCACAAGTTCAGAGAATCGTGCTATCTCGTTTCAATCTATTTGGGGTGCAGGTGATTCTTATGCGGTGACCACCAACTCAGGAACGATTGTTACGCAAGAGAACGCAATGAAAATTGCAACCGTCTATGCGTGTGTGCGTTTGATCTCTGATTCCATTTCAACGTTGCCTGTAGGCGTTTTCCGTCGCATCAATGGTGAGCGTGTGCCTGTGTTCCCTAGACCTATATGGCTTGATTACCCTGAATCGGGGATGACCCGTACAGATCATTTCCAAGAAGTGTTGGTGTCAATGCTTTTGGATGGCAACGCTTTCATCCGTGTTATTCGTGACGATTCAGGTGTTGTTGGGCTTACCGTGTTGAACCCGTTGCGTGTTGATGTGAGCCGTGACGCTTCACGCAGAATCATCTACACCCTCAGAGATACGCAGGGTGCAGCAATCATGGCTGAAGATATGATCCACATTTCTGAGATGCGCCTACCGGGTGAACTGCGTGGGCGTTCACGTATCGACCTTGTGAAAGAAACATTGGGCCTAGCAAAAGCCTTAGAAGAGTTTGCTGCACGGTTCTTTGGGCAAGGCTCAACCACTACAGGAATCATTGAGTTCCCTGGCAACCTGACCCGTGAACAAGCCAAAAATCTTGTTGATGGTTTTGAGGAAGGCCACAGAGGTTTGCGGAAAGCGCATCGACCCGGCATCCTTGCGGGTGGCGCAACTTTCACAAAAACGGGTGTTGATCCTGATGCAGCCCAAATGATTGAATCACGCAGAATGAGCGTTGAGGAGATTGCACGGGTGTTCCGTGTACCGCCATCAATGTTGTCTGTGACTACGCCGGGTGCAATGTCGTACGCATCGGTTGAACAGAACGGTATTCATTTCGTTACGCACACTCTCAGGCCTTACATTGTGAAGTTGGAAGATGCTTACACAAGGCTTCTACCTGAAGGCGTTTTTCTAAAGTTCAATGTTGATGGGCTTTTGCGTGGCGATAGCACAACTAGGGCTGCTACTTATTCGTCGGGTTTGCAGGCAGGTTACCTATCCATCAATGATGTTCGTAGGTTGGAAGATTTTTCTGCTGTTGAAGGTGGGGATGTTTTCCGTGTTCCTTTAGCCAACGTGGATCTGTCAGCAGCGAACTTGAATGAAACTGAAGCAAAGGTTTCTATGGCACAAAAGTTGATTCTCTCAGGCTTTGATCCTGCTTCCGTTCTTTCTGCAATGGGCTTGCCTTCTATCGATCACACGGGTGTTCCATCTACCCAACTGCAACCTTTGGTGACTCTTGACCCTGCTGATCCTCAGAGTGCGTACGAGGTTTAGTTGTGACTATTAGTACTGCACAAATATCGCTGAACGCATCAACTGCCGTCAGGATTGTTACTAAAAGTGTGAATCCTAAAAGAGTATTGATTCATAATCATACGCATCAAGACAATAGAGAAGTTTTTATTGGTGCTGATAATGTGACTGCATCAAATGGTTTTCATATACCTGCAACAGAAACTGAACCTTTGATATTGAACCCTGATGAAGATTTGTGGGCTATCACAGGTAGTGGAACTGTTGTTGTGACTATTTTGATGCAGGATTTATAGTTATGCCTTACTACATCAAACTTGGCGCAATCGGTTGTGATGGTTGGGCAACAATAAAAGAAGATGGTGAAGTTATTGGATGCCATCAATCAAAGGCTGACGCTATAGCGCAAATGATTGCTGTTTCTCTTGCTGAGGATTTGGAACCCGGTGGGGAACGTGCGCTGCCTGACAACTATCGACCTGCTTTAGCAGACGATGTGCCTGACGGTAGAGCCTGTGGGAACTGTGTGTTCTATAACGAAGATAGACAGAATGATGAAGGAACTAAAGCATGGTGCGAGAAGTGGGATGATTTCGTAGATGGTGGGTACTACTGCAACGCATGGCAACCCAAACAAGAAGATGATGATGAAGATGATTTGAGTGGTTCATACAAAGACGATGAAGAGCAACGTGCCCCTGCCCCACCTGAAGATCAGATTCAAGGAAGCGACACTAACAAACCCGGTAGCGCAAAAGGTGCAGGTGGAGACATTGAACTAACTGATGCCATCAGAACCGCATTGCAAAACAAGGTGACAGACCACAACGATGCAATGAAGAAAGCGGATCGACCATCGTGGACACGAACCACCAACGGCCAACTTGCTGCCGTGTACCGTCGTGGTGCAGGTGCATACTCCACTTCACATCGACCAGGTGTAAGCCGTGGGGCATGGGCTATGGCAAGAGTGAACGCTTTTCTTTACCTGCTACGCACAGGTTCACCACAGAACGCTGCCTACATAACTGATAACGATTTGCTTCCACCTGATCATCCTAAAAGCACACGAAGCCTAGAAACCCGTGCAGTAGATTTGGATGCACCTGAATACATGGTGGCTGCTGCCAAACGTGGATTGCGTCTATATGCCGATGGTGAAGCAGGTGCAGGGCTACAGGATTCGACGGTTCGTGATGCACGGGCTATGGCACAAGGAACGATAAGTGAACCTAAATGGCGCAAGATCGGGCCGTGGATAGCACGACACATTGATGATCTAGATGCTGTGGATGCTGAAACACCAATCACGCCGGGGTTGGTTGCTCACTTGTTGTGGGGTTCAGGTCCATCTAAGTCTGATGCGCTGAGAGCGCAACGATATGCAGAAGGTGTTGTGGAAAGATTGAATGCTGAACAAGACAGAACTATGAACAAAACATTTCATATTTCTAAGCGTGAGGAGATTGAACAGATGAGAACGCAAACTGAGGAACCTACACAGGTTGAAACCCGACGGGTGACGGTACAAGAGTTTGAGTTACGTGCAGGTGAAACAGGCTCAATGAGTTTCCGTGGTTACGCTGCCGTGTACAACTCCCCTAGTGAACCGTTGCCTTTTACAGAAACGATTGCGCCGGGTGCGTTTGATAAAACTCTTCGTGCAAGAAACAACGTGAAGATGTACCTGAACCATGATTCAACTCTTGTGTTGGCTTCAACCCGTGCCAAAACAATGAAACTCACTTCTGACTCTAAAGGCTTGCTAGTGGAGTCTGATCTACCTGATACGTCTTATGCACGTGATCTTGCTGTGCTGATGGAACGTGGCGATGTAGATTCTATGAGTTTCGGTTTCAGCGTTCCTAGTGGTGGTGATCGTTGGGGTGCTGACGGTATGACCCGTGAGTTACGGCAGATCCGTTTGCATGAAGTAAGTGTGGTTACAGGATTCCCTGCCTACTCTGCCACCTCTGCAGCATTGCGTTCTTTAGATATGTTGGCTGATGCCACAGGTTTAGATGCGAACAAACTTGCTGAAGCATTAACAATGTTGGAGAACGGCAAAACCCTTTCAACCGATCATGCTGACCTGCTCGCAGAAACCGTGAACAAACTTCGTGCAGAACCACAACCAACAGAGGTTGCCGGGTCTCTAGCAATAAAACGCAAGCAGATTGATTTGTTACTAAATCGCATCTAGTCTTGTTCAATCGGATGTGAGGAACCTCTACCGATGATCGTGGTGTGCGGAACCGCTACCTCACAAATCCAAACTATTTATCAAACAGGAGAAACTATGTCGTACATCGACCGTCAAGTAGAACTCCGCAACCGTGCATGGGAAGAGGCTAAAGCCATTCTTGATGTTGCGGAAGCAGAGAAGCGTGATTTAAGCGCAGAAGAAGAAGTTAAATATGCTCGCATCAATGAGGATCTCGGCAAACGTGCTGAAGTGATCTCTAGCCTTCGTGCTGATGAAGAGCGTGAACTTCGTTTGTCAGAAGCAACCCGTGGCATTGAAGATCAGGTTCGACCTGTTGCAGGCAAATCTGTAAGCAATGACGCAGAAACAATCCGTAGCCTTGCTCGTGGAGAGATCCGTTCAGCAACCTTTGAGAAGCGTGACGTAATCACGACTTCAACAGGCGCACCTGTACCAACGTCGTTCTACGATCAGATCGTAGAGCACATGGTTCTTGTAGGCCCAATGTTGCAGACCTCTACAGTTATCAATACTGCAGGTGGCGAAGCATTGCAGATCCCACGCACCAACGCTTACAGCACAGCATCACTTACTGCACAATCTT